ATCTATTAATTCAGATTGTTGACTCGCTTGGATTTTAGTTCTTTCGTCCTTGCGGTTTTCTTTATTATCTTCACTAGCTTTAGCAGTATTAGCTTTCATTTGCTCTATCTGCATGTTAAGTTGAAACTCGTGATTCATTAACTCTTTTTTAAGTTGAGCTTCTTTCATCATTTTTTCAGTTTCTAGCTGTGACTTAGTTTGCTCAAGTTGCATTTGGTTTTGAGTTATAACTTGATTTTTTTGTGCTTCAGCTTGCGCGGCTACTTGTTGAGCTTGAGCATTAGCTTGAGCTTGCTGTTGTATATTTTGCTGTTGAAGCATTGCATCTTCTTCAGCTTTTTTCTTACGTTTTAGTTTTAACAACTGATTAGCAAGTTTAACATTTTTTATTTCTCTAATGTCAATAGCATCTTCTAAGTTTATACCTTGTTTTTGTAAAGCTTGCTGAATATTATTTTCAAGCATAGCTTTTTCTTCTTCATCAGGTGTTAATTCAATAAATATACCAAAGTCATATAAATGTAAATCAGCCATTTCTTTTAAAGTAGCAACATTATGTCTACCTAGCTTTTGTATAAAAGCATCTTTTGTAGGTGAATATTCTATAATATCAGATATTCTAAGAGATAAACACTCTGCTAGCTCTGTAGTTAAAAACAAACCTGCTTGAAGTATATGTCTGGTTGCTGTGTTGCTATTAGCGGCCGCTAATTTTTGTACACCAACTAAAGTCTTTGCATCAGGCATACTACCATCACGTGCCTCGTTTAACCCGGTCACATCTCTGATCATTTGTAGGTAATAGTTATATGTTTGTATCAATGATGCTAGTTTAGCGCCACCAGCGCCACTTTGTATTTCTTGTATTGGCACTTTACCTGGGTTCATATCACCATCAGATGTAAATGATCTACCTATAATACTACCAGTTTGAAAAAACATATTTAATGCTTCTTGTGGATTATAGTTTGTGCCATTACCTAAATCAACTTCAGCTAAACCATCAGCATCTAAATAAACACCATCTGGTACCATACGAGACATTACTTGTTGTATTTTTAAATGAGTTAACTGTATCATATCAGCAAACGTAGTTATTCTACCAACTAATGATTCAATTTTACCTTTATACATTCTTGGAGCTACTATACTATAATTCATTTTAACTTTAGTATAATCACTTTTAGGTCTCATCATGTTATTAGCCAACTGCCATCTAAGCATTTGTTTAGTACCTAAAACCATCGCGCCTTCAAACAAAACTTCTATTTGTTTAGATAATTTACCAAATCTTTCCTCAAGTAATTCTGTGGGTGGATTAAACTGATCATCTTTAACTATAATCTTATCACCACCTGTTGCTGTTTCTTTTGTTTTGTAAACCTCGTTCATATAAGTTTTATAATTAAAATATAAAACTTGTATTTGGTTTTTATCTTGATTAACTGATTCAGCTAAACTTCTATTATAAAAACCTGTAGTTTGATGACCTTGGTTGTGTAATTTTTTTAATTCTTGTTCTGTTAAATGAGGAAACTCTTTAACTATTTCGTTTATAGGTATTGTTTTAATTTCACCAAAATAATATATGTCTTCAAAATATGGATCTTCAGTGTATGAATATACAACATTAGCTGGATCTACATATTCTACTTTAACACCTTCAGCTTTATTAAAAGAGTTTTTAACACAACCTATACCCAAAACACATAAATCATAATTTACTTTTTTACGTATTAACTCATATCTATTTCCATCTAACAACACGTTTATAGCTTGTTCTTCTGCTATTTCAACAGCTTGTTTATAATTAAGCTGCATGTGTAGTTGTAACTCTTCTTCATTATCTGGAAGAGGATTAACATTGCTAGACTGTAAGTTTACACCAAAAGCTTCAGCAGCAAACTCATTTAATTCTTGAGATCTCATGTCTGCTAATATGTTTTCCATATACTTAGTTCTTTTATCAACTCCATATGGATCTTGTGTGTATGCTTTAATATCAAATGTTCTTTCTGATATACCGTTTACAACTATATCTACAAACTTAGGTATAATTGGCACTGGTTTCCAGTCTAAATTAAGATAAGATAAATCACCGTTTATAGATAATTCATCTTTATATTTTTGAATAGCTTGTTCTCCTCTTGCATAAAGTCTAAGTTTATGAAAATTATTTTGATTACTAGCAAATCTATTTGTACCAGAGTCTCTTTTAAACCACTCACTTTCAATAGCTTTACCTATTTTTAAACCGTAATCTAAAGATAATTTCTCATTGTCACTAACCACTTGACTAGGAAAATAATTGCTCATGTAAGACTCAGCCATATTATTGTTTTATTAATTTTGAATGATAACCTCTATTTTTATATCTAGCTATCTTTAAGTTTATTTTTTCTTTTTCAACATTTGCTCTAGGTGAGTACAAATGTCTATTGCAAGCCATAATAGCTAAACCACTGCTAATAGTTGCATCGTATTTTGTTCTTCTTGTTATGTCAAACCCAGCCCAATCGTTTAATGTATTATTAAAAACCATGTTTCCATATTCACCATCAGCTTTTAAACCCACGTGATCATTAATATACATTTCAATCGCAGCGGCATGAGCTTGTTTAATATCTTCACTAGAGTTTGGCATACCACCAACTTCTTTTTCAGCAACAGATAATTTGTTCCATATTTTATCAGGTCTATTCATAGAGTAACCTCTATAACCACGTCTTTTCAAATAATACAATAGACGAGGTTTATTATTTTCTGCAAGTAATGGCATCCCATAAAAAACTAAAGCCATTAAAACATCTTCAAAAAACATCTCTGCGGTTGCTGGTCTAGCTATATATTCTAAAAAAAAGTGACTAGCAGGTGAATCTTCCATGCTAAACTTAGTTAAACCATGTAAAGCACCTTTAGATCCTTTGCCATCAACAGTTCCTGATATATCATAACTATCACAACCAAACGCACCCATATGTTCATTGCCAGGATATTTTAAACCGTTTTTTACAACCTGTTTGTTTTGTAAGTGAAGAGGTGGAACCCATGATATATTAAATCTACCTTGTTGGTTTGGTAAAAATCTAACAGTAGTATCTTTAATACCACCTGCCCATTGAAAATTACCTTTATTAAAATCTACACCCTCTTCATTAATATCTATTTGCTCGTATATCTTAACTAAATTAAATATACTATTTTTAGTTTCATCTCTGAAAGCATGTTCTTCAGTTCTTGGAAACTGTCTATAAAATTCATTTAAAGCATCTTGATCATTTTTTAAACCATCTGCTTCATTTTGCCAGTGATCAATAACACCTGTGTCTATGTAATCACCATAGGGACCTTTAACTTCTTTTTCTGGCGTTTGGAATACAGGTAGTCCATTAGAATCAATGAATCCCTCGTAGTTCCATTCCATAGGTATGAACAAACTATATAATCCCGAGCTAGTCTGTCCATTGCGGTTTCTTTTTGTAACGTCTGAGTCATAATATAGTTTTTTAAATTCAGCACCACCTTTATCTAAAGCATTACTTGTTGAACCCATCATACATTTACCAATAATTCTACTACCTAACCTTAATGTTGTTTTAGTTACACGCCAGTTATTTAATATATTGTTAGGTCTTTCCCATTTACCACTTTCATCGTGCACTAACAGTTTTAATTTTTCACCGTCATAACTGTTGTCACCTGTATTTTTCCAGTCTATAGTTGTATCTAATCCTTCAAGCTCTTCTGGTTTGTTTTCTGTAGAAGTTATATTTCTTCTTGTTAGTTTACTAGCGGGCACTCTATACGCTAACTCTGTTTTAGGTCGATCCATACCGTCTTGTATCGGTTTAAAGAAAAACGGATAATTAACTGATATTGGAACAACTTTATCTGTAAACATTTTTTTAGCATCAGGACCAGACTTAGATAGTATACCAAATCTAGCATCACTGGATATTGTAGCCATGTTTACTGTTTCGCCAGAGGCCATAAAAGAAAAACCAGATCGTCTATTTTTAAGATAACACATGCCATAACATCTATTATCAGCTTTGCAAGCTTCCCAAAATATATAAAACAACCTATTAGCTTCTCTAAAATCAGGATGCCCTACATCAATTTTAGACCATTGAAGATACATATAATGTGTACCAGTAACGTAAGTAGGTATACCATTATTGTAAAACCAGAAACCATTTTCTCTTTTCGTAAACTCATCTTCTATATAGCCTATATACTTATTTTTAAAATCTTGAGGATATTCGCGCCAATCAAATATTGTTTTTATCCTGTTTAATTCTTTAGGGTATGGTGTTACTTGCCACGTGTTATTGTCAAACTTATGTATTTTTTTAGGTGTTTTTGGCAAAGCTATTTTTAAACCTTGTATGCTATACACATCGCCAATTGTACCGTTTTTACTTATAACAATAACGTCATTTTCTTTATTATAACCGTATTCCCAAGACTTTTTTTTATTAAGTCTTTTTATAGTGTTTAATTTTATAGGTTCTACAACCTTATAAAGAGTTTGATTATACATTACTTAGATCTTCTTTCAGCAAAACCTGTAAAGCTTTGTTTTTTATGTTCTTCAACAGGTTTACCATCTATCATACTCTGCTCCATCTCTATTCTAGTTAATATTTCAAAAGCATCGAATATAGCTAGTTTTTTAGTTGCAGCAGCATTTTTTAATCTATCAGCAGAAACATCATCATCACTATCAACTATCTTTTCTTTAGCAACTTTAATTAACTCGTCTACAGCTTTATATCCAGCTTGGATTATATTCTTTTTCTTCTCCTTGATATTCATATTTAATTGTAATTGCTTTTGTTAATACTCTATATAGTCGCTCATCATCTATTATAAACTCATACTCGCTACCTGGTGTAAAACCAATTAAATCACCTGTGTTAAGGTTTTTTAATTCTTCGCTTTTATTAGAATATTTTAAAACACCTACATAAGGAGTTTCTTTTTCTAAACTAAAAATATTATTTGAGTGTATTGGTTTTACAAAACAATAGTTATCTATAGACTTCCACTTACCATTTTGTTTATATAAATATAATTGATCTTTTTGAACAAAATATTGATCTTCTTTGTAATAACTCTTGCTGTTTTGTTCAACACCTCTAACATCTTTCCACCTTCTAAAAACATTGTGATGAACTATAACCTCATCTCCAACCTTTATATTTGTGCTAAAAGCTTTTGGTGTAGATAACACAATAGCGTTTCTATTTACATTTTGATGTGTAAAATTCTCAGTATTAGTAATAAGACTTTTGTTGCCAATTTTTTTAACGTTGTTGTATCTTGAGTTTACTGGTTTTACTAAAAAACAATAAAGACTTTTCATTAATATTCTAAATTGTACTCAACTGCTATAGCCATGTTTTTATTAAAATCTTTCCAAGGTATAACCTCTTCATTTTTCTTTATAAAAACACTATATTTATCGTCTTCTTCAATAATACAATCTATAGTATGACCTCCGTAAACCTCTTGGCCTACGGAGTAGTGCATAGCTTCATTTTTATAGTCCTTACCTATACTAATTTTTCTTATTAGCTTCATCTTTTTCAGGCATTTCAGATATAGTACCATCGTTTAAATTAACAGATACTTTACCATATTTTTCTTCAAGTTCTTTTTGAATTGCTTGTAAATCCATTTGCAAACCTTTTAAAGTTTCTAAAGCTACATTTTTTTGTACTTCTAAACCACCAACTTGCATTTGAGCTTGATTAATACTGCTTACCTTGTCTTGTACTGATTTTAACTCTTCATCAGTAATTTTTTTTACATCTTGAGCGATGTCTTCTACTTTTACGTCTTTTTCCATTTTATTAAATTTAATTTTATCTTGCTATTAAGCGTCAGCAAGATCTTTACACGCGTCTGTTGTTTTTAAATGTGCATAAGCTTGAGCTACCTCATTTTTAGCTGATGCTGTATGTTTAGGTGTATAAGTACCATACACTGATGCTATTACTTGCTCTGGTTCAGTATTTCTAGTATTTTTGTCCTTGTATACGTTAGCTGTGTAACTGCCTATTATTTCTTTAGTTACATTACTTTCATATACAGCTTCATCTTTTACAGTACCATCTTCATTATATGTAGCTTCACTTTTTAATGAATTTACTATTGGATAGTTTACTGAGCAATTAGTGTTTTGTATAACGATATAAGCATCGTTAATTTCTACACCTTTCCATATATATTTTCCTTCTAGTGCCATTTTAAATTATTTAGTTATTTCTATGTTTATATTATTACGCTATTTTCACGGTTTTTACCTATGGTCTACCACCACCACCTGGAGGAGGAGGACCACCACCACCTGGTCCACCACCACTACCTGCCTGTTGTGTAATGTTTATAGTTCTAGTAGTTGTTGAGTCAGAGCCTACAGTAGGATAATGTGTACCACTACTAGTTCCAACGGAATAAGTTATTACTATGGTTGTTGATCTAGTACTAGAGGTAGAATTAGCAGACACATTAAAAACTATACTACCATTACCTAAAAAAGATTGATTAGCGCCACTAGTTATAGTAACAAAACTAGCTGGCATACCTGATGGTTGTATTGCCCAGTTACTATATTTAGCATGAGTAACTGTTATTGTATTACCTGTGTTACCTGAATTACTTATATTTAAAAAGTTACCAGGTGAAGCATTGACAGAGTTAGTATCATCATATTGATAAAACTCAGTCATACGCTGTGGGTTACTTGTATCTGGTTTATTAGCATTTAAATTTGATAAATTAATAGTTCCGGCTTGAGTTCCATCAGCGAGCTCTTTTAATCTAAGTGGATATGTTCCAGCGTTAGCGGTATTCCATTGAGATAGTCCAATTCCATCATTAGCTAATGGTGCTCCAACTTTTTCTATAAAAATACCTCTATCCCAATTTGAAACTGAATTAATTCCATTAATATACAAAGTTCCTGAAGTTGGTAAAGCCATTACTTAATTTGTTTTTTAAGTTCTTCTACTTCAGCAGTTAATTCTTTTACAGCTTCTATTAATACTCCTACTATGTTACCGTATGATACTGAATAATGCCCATCTGATTCTCTTTTGTTAACAACCTCTGGTATTATATCTAATACTTCTTGAGCTATAACACCCATCATTCTCTTATCACTAGATCCTTCGTCTGTTCTTTTAAATGTAACACCTCTTAGTTTATTAACTTTTTCTAAAGCATCTGGTATTGTTTCAACATCTGTTTTAACTCTAGCATCTGAATAAGCAGCTACATCATGTGAAGCGTATATAGATATATTACTTACACTACCGTTTACATCTAGAGTGTAAGCAGGTGAGGCTTTTTTTATACCTATTCTACCTTGTTGATCAATTGTAAGTGTCTCTTGAGAACCGCCAGTTCCACCCATCCAAAATCTTAATTTATCTGAATCACACCTAAATGTGTGTAGACCTGTTGATGGGCTTTCAATTTGACTACCTTGTGAACCAGACGTGTAACCAAATCTAGCATTATAACTGCCAGTATTGTTAAAAGCAACTGTATTAGTAAAAGTTTTACTACCTGATATTGTTTGAGTAGTATTTGTGGTTACCATATTTGATGGAGCTGAGCCAGCTGGTAAATTTGTTAAATTACTACCATCACCAGTAAATGATGTTGCTGTTACTGCTCCTGCAAAAGTTGCAGATTTGTCGTGATTTAAAGTTAAAGCTATACCTACACCACTTGTAAATTCTAAATTAGCTTGGTTACCAGTTGCTGTGTTTCTTATATAACTCCAATTATTATTACTACCAGATACGTTGTTTTTTATGGCTAAAGCATAACTTGGTAAGTTTAATGCAGCAGTT